ATCTAGTGCTACTTCTGCTTCTTCATTATATTTGCATATAGAAGGGCCCATTTTTATCCATTTGTTTTTTGTTCTACCATCAACTTCATCAACAAATGATTCAAATGAGTATTCAACATTATTTTTCTTAAAATAGTCATCAACTACTGTAAAAAATACTCCTTCTATTTCTGCTAGAACTTCTCTTTCTTTTATAACCCTTGGAGTATCTTCTGCATCACGAATAAAGTTATCTGCCTCTAAACCAAACGTATACCAATCTTCCCAAGGGTAAATCATTGAGCCTTCAGGATTTACCTCTGACTCTATTATTGTATTTAAAAATGAGTCTAGGTCTCTGAAGGGGTTAGAATAAACAAAAACTTTTGGATAAATTTCTCTGTACTGAAGTTCACTCACGGCTGCTTTTCTCCTGTATGTTTTAATATATTCCAGAAAAATGGTGATGTATATCTATTACCAGATAAGACTGGCCTTACTCCGTGAACGTAATTTCTATCTCCTGGGAAGAAGTAAGCTGATCCAGCATTTGGTTTAAATTCAATTCCTTGTATTGGAAAGAATAGTTCTCCGCCTTCGTAATCATCATTAAAATAAAATATTGATGCAATGTCGTAATGTGGAAAATCATTAGGCGTTCCAGCATCTGGGCCTTCGTGAAGTTCTTTATCTGCATGAGGATCTTGTCTAGTTCCGACTGGCCATCTTACGATAGCTGGGCCCGTTGCCTGTACGTCTACATCAAAAAATTTATCTACTTCTTTTTTAAGTCTAACAATTAGTCCTTCAACAACAGTTACAATTGAAGGGTCATGAGATATATCCATGGACTTTCTGGTACATACTCTGTCTGCCCATACATTTGCATCATATATAACTGTGCCGTTTTCATTAAAATGTGACTCTGTTATATCCCATGTCTTGTTACTAAATGCAAAATCAGTTAATCTTTGCTTTTCTGCTTCTGTTAAAAAGTTTTTTAACTCAACAATATTGTCTGTTGAATCACCAAAAAAACCAGAAGGCGTAATTGATGTAAGCTCTTTGTAATTATGCTCTTTGTTTGTATTTACTTGCTTTTGCATTTTTTCTCCTATTGGTATTTTCTTTTTGACCAAAACTTCTTTTTATAGACTCCACCATCTGGTGATCTAAATGTATTAGCTGTCTCCATATGCTTTTGTAAAATCTCTTCTGCCGTCCTAAAAACCAAGTCTGATTCCCAGTCTTCTCTTTTGAAAGGAATTATTTGCATATACGGTGTGCCTGCTGGCACTACGCCTGTAAAACCTTTTTGCAAGAAAAACGGGATAAGACCTGAGTTAGTTACCTTATCACTATCTATTATACCAGCCACTGTTAAAAATGGTAAATCAAATCTATTAACTGGGGATAGGTAGATTGCGCTATATCCTTCTGGAAGGACTGGTGCCCAATTTGCATACCAATGAAAATGATCATCGTCATATCCTGCTGGTGTTACAAATCCCTCCATCTTTGCTCTTTCTCCAACAAAGTCTTCAAAACCAATATCTGTTTTAACCTTTGTTCTTCCACGCTTTTCATAAAACTCAATATCGCATGGAGTAAGTAGAGCATATCCTGTTGTAAATATATCAAGTATTGCTGGGCAAGACTTATAGGACATTACCTTTGATATTCCATCTGGGTTTACGTAAGGTACTCCATTTGGATCTTTAATATAAATACTTGCATCTTGCCACCATTTTGCAAGTGATTTGCTCATAGGAGATGGTGAATGAGTGCCATCCTTCTTATTATAAATTTTATTAGAATGAAATGTTATTTTATTTGTCACTGCAGGCCACTGGCTTTCCGTCATTAACTTTTAATCTTAAGGCTTTTATTTCGTGATCACCTATTTTATTACCATAATGATCTACACCATCTCTATAGAAATTTGTCCACTTGCCAGCCTTATTTATCTCATAAACAATATCTCCATATTTATCATCTGGGAAAAACCCTGGAGGCAATTCAAACATATCACGAACTACTGCTTCTGAGTTGTTTAGTTCTTGTAATGATATTGGCATTATGGATATTACTGGTGTGCCAGCCTTAATAGTAATTACTGTATCTGGTCTAGTAATTCTCCATGCTACTGGAAATTCACCCTTAAAAAATGAAGTTGATATGACTCCAGTAAATGGGTGTGCTCCGTCTATAAATTGATTAGGGACGGGCATTCCCATTATGCTGAGGTTCTCTTCGGTTCTAAACAGCAAACCAGTATTAAAGCTTATGGTTGCATTTCCTCTTGTGTTATGTGCGTACTTTTCTCCTGAAAGAATCTTTACATGGTCTGATTCTGAATTAGAAATACCATCCCATATAAAGCTAATATCCTCTGGAAAAGATATCCCCCAACCAAGAGCATTTGAAAGACTTACTGGAAAACATTTATATGCATGCGCCTCATAAGTTTCGTCCATCCAGGATCTTTTTATTCCCAGTGGCTCAAGCTTTCCATAGTTTGCTCTTGTTTGGTAGACATCAAATTTGTGCATTAGTACTCACTATCTTTTAATGAAAGATTTGTAGCATGCTGCTTATAAAATTCTGGCGAGTGTGCAGAATCATTATAGTCAGTCATTGTTACTAGGGAATATTTTGTTCCAGTTAGAACTGGCATCGCTCTGTGTGAAAATAGATACGTTGATGGGAAAATAAATAAGTCTCCAGCATTTGGTTTTACCTCAATGCCAAGTTTTCCAAAACTTAATCCGCCACCCTCATAATCATCATTTAAGTATCCAACCATTGAAACTGTAGCAATATATGACCAGCCGTGGTCAGCATGCTCAGCAAAGTGTTGTCCTGGGCCATACTTGATAAAGTTCATAGCTTCCCAATACTTCATATCAATATTGTAAAACTTTGAATAGTCATCTAATGCAACTTTTTGAGCGTCGTAAAGATCTTGCCAGACACTATCAAATTCAAGCATGAACTCATCTTTGCCTGGATAGTCCATCTTTTTTAATTTAAAATCGTAGCAATCACGATACTCTGGAATTTTTTCTCTATAGCCTACTGTGGCTTCTTTCCAGTTATGTAGTCCATTGCTTGCCTTTAGAGTATTTTCAACTCTTTCAATGGCATTGATTTCTGGCTTTAATACGTCACGGTATAGCCACAATCCAGGAAACAATTCTTCTTTTGAAGAGTATCCAATATTTGACATCAATTACTTCTTTCTATTATTATCTAAATTAATAAAAAATTAATTTAGCTCCAAGCACTTCCAGTTTCTGGTAGGGTTTCAGAAGTTACTGGGTAAACTGATACACCTTCAGCTGCAGCCTTTATAAATGCCTGTACTGTTCCTGTGCTTACATACATAACTCTTTTTATATAAAATATTTTATTGTCAGAGATAAAAGCAAATCTGTGCTGTCCTTCTACAATGTGTGCTGGTTCACTGTCATCATGAGTAAAAGATGTTCCATCCCATGTTGAGCCAATTCTTGCCTCTTCATTATCTGTTATATCAATAATGCCAGTTGTATTATCAAATCCCGCTTTTTTTCTAGGATATGAGGAAGCTTCTGGATCTAATGTAACTGTTCCTAGAACAATATTATCTGAAACAAAAACGTATGAATTTTCTATAATTGCCATTTTTTTCTCCTGTCAATAATTATATCATTTAAGTGGGGCTGTTGCCAGCCCCACTTAAACTTAATTTAGTATCTGAATCCGAACCGTGGTGGTGCGAAGTACGGTGGGAAGTATGGTGGTGAGAACCCGAAGAACGGATATCCTCCAAAGTACGGTGGGAAGTATGGTGGTGAGAACCCGAAGTACGGTGGGAAGAATGGTGGGAAGTGTGGTGGGAAGAATGGTGGGAAGTGTGGTGGGAAGAATGGTGGGAAGAATGGTGGGAAGTACGGTGGGAAGAATGGTGGGAAGTGTGGTGGGAAGAATGGTGGGAAGAATGGTGGGAAGTAAGGTGGGAAGAATGGTGGGAAGTGTGGTGGGAAGAACGGTGGGAAGAACGGTGGGAAGTGTGGTGGGAAGAACGGTGGGAAGAACGGCGGGAAGTGAGGTGGTGTAAAGGTTGTAACCTGATTAGTACTCACTCCTGCTGATGTTCCGTTTGCATTTAATGCATAAACTGTATAGCTTTGTGTTGTATTACCTGTCTCTG